CCCGACGCCGAATCAGGTAGGGGATTACACAGACAGGCAGAAAGCTGTCATAAACATGATTCATACATATGCTGATAACACAGAGAAAGAAGGTATTGCAATGACTAAGACAGAAAAAGCAATAAGACAGATGGAGACATGGGCGAAAGATAATTCTCATGGCTATGACCAAGACTACCGCTGGGGTGAAAAGGGAGATTACGACTGTTCCTCTGCTGTAATACAGGCATGGCAGAACGCCGGAGTTCCAGTAAAAAGTTCCGGTGCGACATATACCGGAGACATGAAAAATGTCTTTCTCCGTAATGGATTTAAAGATATTACCGCAGATGTAAATGTAAAAACGGCAGCAGGACTTAAACGCGGGGATGTGTTGCTTAACGAAGCACACCATGTTGCGATGTACTGCGGAGACGGAAAAGAAGTGGAAGCATCCATCAATGAGAAAGGCACCGCACATGGTGGACAGCCGGGAGATCAGACCGGAAAAGAATTTTTGATCCGCAGCTATAGAAATTATCCATGGCATTGTATCTTACGCTATGCCGGAGATCAGACTGTCACATCTGATGCGGAGAAGAAGCAGAACACAGTAGCTTATGTGGCTAGATTCATCAAAGACTGCAAATGCTACAGTGCGGCCGGTAAGACCCAGGCGAAGCTGTTTCCGATAATCAAGAAGAATGCGATTGTAGATGTGATGAAATACACCGAAACCGTAAATGGTAAAAAGTGGTATTTTATCAGGATCCCACATCCAACAGAAGGATTCGTAAGAGAATTTGTTCCGGCCGGATATTTCAAGAAGTTGATTTAAAACAGACGGCACCTTCTAAAATCACATTAAAATATATCACATCAAAAGGAACTCTATAAAGATGGAGTTCCTTTTGAATAAACCTTCTAAAACAATTCATTGTCTGCGTAGTGCGCCATAAGTTTATATAACACAAATTCTGGTGATAAATTTCGCCTTTTACATTTCTTCAAAAAGCTGTTAGGCAACTCAAGACTGATGTGATTATTTGATTCTGGTTTTTTATATGATTTTTCATTATTGTACTCTGAAAGTAAGTTCTCATCTCTTAGTAACTGCAAGAATTCTTTTCCTTGTGAAGTTATCCTATATTTCTTCGAGTTTTTCTCAATAAAGCTCAGTCCAAGCAAATACTGAGTACGACATGATAAGTCGCTGCTCGACTTGAACGACATACTGTATTTCTGGTTTGCCGCCTGTTTTAGTGCTGATCCAGTTAGCACTTCTGTTTCCAATTCTTGCAAAATTTCTCCAAAATAAAGCGTACTGTTTTGTATTTGTCTGCCCAATGAAGTTTCAGAATGTGTTTTTAGCAGATCAGCACCTGCAGCTGTGAGTGTATAAGTTTTGAAATCTACCTCATACAATAACTTCCACTTACATAACGTGGCGAAAGTCATTCTGACAGTGTTTGAAGACCTTATATCATAATTCGATTCTAAAAAAGCTGAAAAGTTGGAGAAAGCTTTTTCCCCGTCTTTGAAAAAATCTAACATCGCCAAAGTACTTGACATTAAATGGCTTTTGTCTGGAATATATCCAGTACCGCTCCCTCTACTCATTTGCTTCTCCTTTTCCTAATGTTGCTGTTAAGAAATTCGTAGTAAAGTCTTCTATTGCGTCGATGTAATCTATATCTTCGTCTTCCCATTCGCAATTAGGATATCTTTCCCGGAATTTATCAACTATATTTAACACAGTTTTATATGCCGCTTGATCGGCGCCGCATTGGTCATCCAAATCTTTAGACCATGGGCGGATTTTGCCTTCTCCCAGAAGCGTATCATACACAAACGTTACTTCTATGATATCTGTTCTCCTGACGGACTCTTCTAATAAATTCAGAACATATTCTGGCGGAGTTCGAACTCCTGCTTCCCACGATTCAAGTGTGCGGAGCGGAATGTTGTATCGCCTAGAAAATTCTGCCCTAGAGACTCCTATGTAATTTCTCATTTCTGTAATGTCCATAATTGTTACCTCCTTCATAATGAAATAATACCACACAATGTGTGGCATTGTCAATGATAGTTCCTTCCATATATTACCGCTATATTTTACACAACTGTTATGATAACCTATATAAGCTTCGCGTGTTAGATTTCTTACACAAATTCGATAGGATATAGCTAAAAACGATATAATCTAACAAATTCCGTCATGTATTACCATAAAGTGGTAATTTATAACGGAAGGAGCAATGGCATGATAAAAATTTTACTGTCGAAAAAGCTTGGGGAGCTAAGACTTACTCAAGCAGATCTGGCACGGGCGACAGGGATTCGACCGAACACTATCAATGAGTTGTACCACGAGCTCACGGAAAGGGTTAGCCTTGAGCACCTTGATTTAATTTGCGAAGCACTTGATTGTGAGCTGGACGAATTGATAATTAGGGTACCAAACAAGGAATCTTCCATCACCCACACTCGCCAGGGGACACAGAAATCTAACGACAAGTAGATTGCTGCAACAATCTACAACTAAAGAGAGGGCGAAAACCCTCTCTTTATACTGCAATGTATTAAGCTGCATGGAAAGCTTCTGCATTTTTTCTGAGCTGTTTCATCATGTGTAACCTGCAGGTCTTGAATTCATCTCCGTAAAGACCAAGGCGATTTGTTAAAATATTATACATCAGTGTGACTTTTTTCTCTGCAGTGTATCCATTCATTGATCGGAATACTATTTTGTCTGAGGATTCGATAGACCATGCTGAAAGAGCAAGGACAAACTGGATGTATGCTTTAATTTTTCCAGCATGAAGAGTGCTGTTAAAAAGTCTGAATTCGACTGTGCCTTTCTGGAAGAAGCTGTGAAGATTCAGGGCGTGGTATCTTGTTGAATTATAATGACTATGATCAATACCACCATGATACTGATCGTTCGCACTGCTGTACCAGATTTCTTCAACTTTTCTTGCATCAAGATCCTTTTCTTTTTTCATTGTATCCAGTAAATCCTTACATACCGGCTTGCACCATCTGTCTTTTCTACTTCCTACTGCAAGAGCATCGTAGATAATCTCCTGTCTGCTGAAAAAGAAATTTACCAGTCTTCTGAGAGAAGTGGCGGTATGATTGGCGCCGTCAACATGAATATGTATTCCGCAACTGCTGTGAGGTACTCCGCCGAGTTCTTTAAATTTACGGATTATTGACTGAAGCGTTTCAATATCTTCATAATTAAGTGGCGGTGTTACAAATTCAACTCTATATTCATCCATCAATTCACGTCCCGCTTTTCTAACTGGACAAATACTTGAATCTCTCATTACTTTCCAAATTCTTCTTTTGCTATCTCGAATCGTATAAGTACGATAGCAAGTGCGATCAGGTCCGGTAGCATGACTTCCGAGGATTTCTGCAACAGCCTCAGCGGCCATGGTTCTTGTTATTCCTGTAAATTCTACCTCGACTCCAAATTTCTGTTTCTTTAAAAGTTCTGACATATCATTTTCCTCCTATTATCTTTCAAACCTCGCACCGTCTATGCGAATGTTTGTTCTGCTGTTTATGTTTGTATATTACCATATGTACCGTACATGTCAATAGTTTACTAGAGAAAATTTCTAAAATTATAGAGAAAAAATTCAATATAATGAAGCAAAAGCTTGACATACATTAAACAAGACTATATAATAAAGACAGATAAAAACAGACAAATCAGAGGAGGAAACACTATGAATAAAACGGAATCTGTAGCTGGTAAAGCTACAAGAAGAATGCAACTTAAAAACATGCCTCTCGATCGCTTCGAGGACGGAGTTGGATTCATCCATGCAACCGGATGCGATTGTTTCGTGGATGGCGAGTGGGTAACTGAATATGAAGACGGAATCTATGAGGATGCCCCAGGTTGCGTCTATGAGGACGAGGAAGATGATGAACCTGAGTGGACGGAAGAAGACGAAACTCAGTACGCAGAGACGTTCGAACCGTATCCGGGCTTTGAAAATTTTAAACTGGGAGGAAAATAGATGATTTCATATACTCCCCTCTGGCATACCCTTATCAATAAGGGCATGAATAAGGGGGATTTAAAAAATATGACTGGTTTAAGCTTCGGAACCATTGCCAGTATGGGAAAAAACGAGCCAGTCAACTTAAAACAGATCGACAGGATCTGCAAAGCTCTTCATTGCAAGATAGAGGATGTTATAGAATATAAGGAAGATTAAATGCTTCCTTATATATATTTAACAAATGTTAGATTCTGGTTACCTGCCATTAACATGCGGGATGCTATGATTATCATATAATGTCACCCAAATAATTATATCAATCAATTATCTGGTTATGAGCAAGTAGCGAAGAGGATGCTTTTATCTGCCTGATAAAAGCATAGTAAAAATATAAAAAAGAGCTGAGAAGTCCTTAACTGGATTTTTCAGCTCTTTTGAAGTATTGATGTGATTTTGGATGAATGAAGGCTCTATTTATTCGGCGTCCGAATTATCAGTATCATAGGATTCGTCGTATGTCTCTGCGTCTGTGTCATCTGAAGCTGAACTGTTCATATCAACGATATCGCTATCTGAAGCAGCTGTATCTGCAGAACTGCTCTGGGAGTCATTATTACTGTTATATTTTGCAGTAAAAGTACTGCCTTCTGCAGTAGAAATCCAGGAACTCCGCTCATTGATTTTTCCAAGGATTCTTGTTGCCTCATCACCTTCTGCCGGAGTTGGCTGATAATTATTATATCCATCATAGGCAGCAGAAGAAATGGAGCAGGGAATGATATTGGTCACGTTGTCTTTTTTTACCCCATCGGCATCAATAGTAAAGGTCTGCTGGTAGATCATGGTGTCCATATCACTTGGAGAACTGTTGCCGCCGAAGCAGAAGTTTCCGAGGCTGTATACAATATTCCTGCCTTTATAAGTTTCAATGCCCTGAAGTACATGCGGATGATGTCCGCATACAAGATCAGCGCCTTCATCGATCGCGATGCGTCCAAGTGTTGTCTGGTTGCTGTCCGGAACGGTTTCCGTTTCATTACCCCAGTGGAAGATCGCTACGATCAGCTGTGCCCCGTCTGCCTTTACTTTTGCAATATTGTCTTTTAACTGCTGCTCGCGTTCAAGATGGTCGTACAGTTCATAGATACCGACTAATCCTACTTTGATTCCCTTTACATCCATAACAGCAGTTTCATCATATCCGAAATGAACGATTCCTGCATCATCCAGTGCTGCCAGAGTATCATCGAAACTCTGATCACCGTAATCATGACTGTGATTATTAGCGGTGTTTACAGCTTCTACAGACCCGCCTGTCAGAATAGAAGCATAGGATGCAGGTGCTTTAAACGCAAATGTTTTGTCCTCCCGTTCATCAGAATCGGTGAGTGTTCCCTCAAAATTCGCAATAGTCAGATCATCTGCGGAAAAAATATCTTTTACATTCTGCAGGAAATAATCTGCACCGTAATTTTCATAATAAGCATTTAAGCTGGTATCATAATCAAAAGTTTCATCTGTGCCAAGAGTGCAGTCACCGACAACGCTGAGTGTCAGAGAAACAGGAGAAGATACTGTAGCATTGGAGGAATCCGTGTTCTGAGAATCTGAGTATGCTTTCTGGCTGTTGTCCTTAGAAGCGTTCATGGAAACAGTTTTTTTGGCTGCTGCCTGTCTGGAGCTCATATAGTTGCTGCATCCGCGGATACCTGCCAGAATAAGTATAAAAACCAGAACAAAGATACCGATACCTGTTGCAATCAGCAATTTTTGCCTTTTTTCCTGATAGTATTTTGATTTTTTGTAGATGTCTTTTCTGCGTGCAGAAGAAGATTTCGTCTGGCTTCGCTTGTTGGATTGTAGGCTCATATGTATAGTTCTCGCTTTCGTTTATAATAGATTAGAGATATAGTATTTAAAAAAATATTAAAGAGACCGGGCAGTTAAAATATCTGAACAGATGATCAGAATTAACAAAAAATAAATCGTAATTGCTATAGGATATATTCAAAGTATATAGAGAATTCACAGAATCGTCAAGAAATAAGTCTTTTCATAAAACCGTATTTTTGTTATAATACCATGACAAAAGGTTACATAAATATTACAGACAAAGAATGAGATGTGTTATCCTAAAGCATATGAAACATGCTCTGAAAGCACTCAAAGATAATGAGAGATGGGTACGTGAGATAGCACTTCTCAGGAAAGAATATGAGGAAAAATAAAGATGAAAACATTGATATTCAACGGTTCACCGCGAAAGAACGGTGAAACTGCATATATGATCCGGACTCTGCAGGAAAATCTTGGAGGGGATTTTAAGGTGGTTAATGCCTACAGGGCAGATATCCGACCGTGTATAGACTGCAGATGGTGTTTTGACCATGCAGGATGCGCAGTCAAAGATGAATGGCAGGAGGTTCTTTCGTACATTGAAGAATGTGACCATATTATTATGGCATCTCCTGTATATTTTGAGGAGGTTACGGGAATGCTTCTTGCTGTGATGAGCAGACTGCAGACCTATTTCAGCGCAAGATATATCCGTAAAGAAGAACCTGTTCCTAAGAAGAAAACAGGAGCAGTTCTGCTGACAGCAGGAAGTATCGGACCCAGAGAAAAAGCGGAAAGTACGGCAGAGATGCTGCTTCGTCAGATGAGCTGTGACAGTCTGGGGACTGTATATGTGAACCGTACAGACAAAGTGCCGGTCAGAGACAGAGAAGATATCATACAGGAAATAAAAGATCTGGCAGGCAGATTGAGAACAGCAGAATAAATATTATCTGAAAATGAAACACCATTTGTGTTATGTGGAACAGACGAAAGGATGATTAAAATGAAAAAAATAAAATACTTTATGATTACAGGAATGCTTCTGGCATCCATCGGTCTTGCCGGATGTGGGAAGAAGTCAGAAGATGATATTACAAATAAGGAAATTTATCAGGATGATCTTGAACCGCTGACAGAAGAAGAGCTGAATGAAATGGATGCAGATACTTCTGACGAGGATATGAAACAGATTGATGAGCCTGAGGAAGAAACCGCTGACATTACAGATACTACAGATGCAACAGAAACTACAGATAAAACGGAAAATACAGATAAAGCAGAAACTTCAGATTCTTCTGCAAAAAAATCTGCGGATAAAACTGAAACATCAGATTCTGCAGATACAACGAAATCAGAAACTAAAACGAAAACTGAAAAATAATCACAAGGGGGCTGTCGCTGGAATTATTATTGCGACAGCCCCCTGATCATATTTCTGTAATTATCAGGAAAGAACCTCGTTCTTCAGTTCGTTCCCATCCATAAATGCTTTCGCATTTTCGAGAGTAGTCTCAGCAATGTTAGTCAGTGCTTCTTTTGTAAAGAATCCCTGATGAGAAGTCATCACTACATTCGGGAAGGAGAGCAGGCGCTGGGTAATGGAGCTCTGCAGAATACGTTCGGACATATCCTCGAATACGAAATCAGTTTCTTCTTCATAAACATCCAGTCCTACTGCAAAGAACTTATGATCACGGATTCCGGAGATCAGGTCCTCTGTCTTGATCAGGCCGCCGCGGGAAGTGTTTACAAGAATTACACCATCTTTCATTTTGGCGATAGTTTCTTCATTGATGATGTGTTTGGTTTCTTCTGTAAGCGGGCAGTGAAGACTGATGAGATCACTGGTTGCCAGAAGCTCATCCAGAGATACATATTCCAGATAATCCAGGCTCTTATTCGGGAAAAGATCGTAAGCGATAACTCTCATACCAAAACCTTTGCAGATTTTTGCCATTGCCTGGCCAATTTTTCCGGTACCAATGATTCCGGCAGTTTTCTGATAGAAATTAAGTCCCATCAGACCACTTAAAGAGAAGTTGTTTTCGCGGCATTTGATGTATGCTTTATGTGTGTGGCGGTTTGCGGTCAGCGCAAGTGCCATTGCATGCTCAGCCACAGCTTCCGGAGAATATCCCGGAACACGCAGAACCTTCATTCCGAATTTGTGAGCAGTTTCCAGATCTACATTGTTATATCCTGCGCAGCGCATAAGAATCAGTTTTACGCCCTGAGCATTCAGCTCTTCGATAACAGGAGTGCTCAGATCAGCGTTTACAAAAGCGCAGATTGCCTCATATCCTTTTGCAAGGGAAGCAGTTTCTTCGTGAATATTTGCTTCGGTAAATTTAATTGTAATTCCCGGATAGGAAGGAAGAAGCTTCTCGAAAAATTCTTCGTCGTAGTTTTTTGTGCCGTAAAATAAGATTTTCATAAATGTTAGCTCCTCTCTGGCTGTATACCTGTATGGTATACTCACCGTGAAAATTATAATATCAGTGTTTATAGCAATCCTCATAAATAATGCATCTTAATCCAGACCATCAGAGTGTGAAATCCTGCTATAGTAAAACAAATCGAATAATGTTAAAATAATAACAATCTTCTGACGATTCACATTATAACCGATTTATCGGAAAAAGAAAAGGCTATTTTGGATAAAATTTCTCAAGTATCTATAAAAATACAATCTGAGAGAGTATGAAGATACCTTAAACAGGAATTGCAAATTATGCTTTGTTATGAAAAGTATGTACAGAAAGACAAAAGATATGCAGGATAAA